TCGGAACTCCGTCGCGCACACAAAGAGTGGGGGTTCGACACTACGGACGGGTTCGACCTCCTAACGTGGGGTCCGCGCCCGGACTTTCAGGGAGTCTTTACGGACATTACCGTAACGGAGGACACGAACGACGCGGAAATAGGCGCGGGATCCTACAGCGTCGAGGTCGAGTGGACCTACCTCGACGCGTTCATTAGTTAGACCTATGAGTTTCACAGTAACCGTAGACGGGACGACCGTGGACGGGCTTTTCGAGGTTTCCTACGAGGGCGCGGACACGGATAAACTCGGAACCGCGGAGGTTCAGGTAAAGAATAACGCCTTCAATCGGGCGTTCGAGTTCGGGGACGAGGTAATTATTCAGCGGGACGGTTCGACGGAGTGGACCGGCTACCTCGAAAAGAAACTGCCCACGGGATCCCGGAACCTGAAACTGAACCTCACCGCCCGGGATAAGCGGGAGGAACTACAGTTTACGGAGGTTCACCGTCCGTGGTTCGACACAGATAGCGGACAGGTCGTTCGGGATATGGTGAACTCCGAGGTCCAGCCCCGGTCCCCGGTCCTCGTCCACACAGGCGACGACCTCACGGACTGGAACTCTACTATCCCTGTGTTCGAGTTAGCGGACCTCCCCGCGGTGAGTTTCCAGAACTACGGAACGGACCTCCTGTTTTGTTATTGGGGAGAGGGGGCGTCTGGATCCTATTCGGCTACCTATGATGGAGTTCCAGCGTCCGCGGTGAACGACGCGGAGATCCTGTGGTTCGAGACGCGCTACCTGTTCAATAACGCGGGGGCGTTTTTCTCCGCGGAGGTCGAACTCCGCGACGGGGACGGTAACTCTATGGTTTGGGATCTCCCGGTTCCCGACGGGACGGAGTTCCAGACCGCCCGACTCCCGTTAGAGGAGGCGACGACTACCGGGGCGGAACTCTCGGGGAGTCTCGAACTCGAATATCGCATAGACATAGAGGGGTCCCTCCCGGAGGCGCGGGCGGGAGTGATAGACTACGGTCGGACCCGACCGTTCGGGACCTCGTCCCGAAACACAGGCGTCTCTACGGCAAACGTTCAGACGACAGACCGGGACATAACCCGGAGATTTGACGCTTCAATATTCGAGGCTATCGCACAGTTAGCCGTAGAGGACGGGGCTGTGTCGTTCGTGGACGAGGCGGACGACGTCCACTACGAACCGTCGGGAGACACCGGCGCCCCCGAGAGTATCACTTACTCGTCTACGAGGGTCGTGAAAGTCGAACCAAACCGGGACGCGACGGGGATAACAAATAAGGTCGTCGTTCAGGGGGCGAACGACCTACAGATACCACTCAAATCCTCCGCGTCTATCTCGTTCTACGGCGTCTCCGCCCGCGAACGCCCACTCGTAAACAAAGAGACCCAGAACAAACAGGAACTCCGCGACTACGGAGAGGGCTATCTGGACGAGGAGGCGTGGAACGACACAGACGTTACGTTCACTATAGCGGACTCCGCCTACGAGGACGTTCAGGTGGGACAGTCTATCTTTGTGGACTGGACGCCGGAGGACCTGAACGGTTTTTTCACCGTTTCCGAGGTAAGGACTGATAGCGCCGGACGAGTAATGGTAGGTATAACTGGGTCGTCCGCCTAATGAGTTCACTTACGCCAAAAGAGAAACTGAAAGCCCTCGGAGTGTCCGCGCCCGCTGTTCAAAACAACCCGTTTCTTACGGAGTTCGGGGCGATAGAGGACTATGGGTTCTCACAGTTCGTAACGGACGTTCAGGGACAGGCGTCCTTTGCGGAGTTCGAGACATATCTACAGAACACGGTCGGACTGTCCGCGTCTGACGCGGAACAGTTCCGGAAACGTATGGAACAGAAATACGCCTCTTTCTCGGACTTTCAGAACGCCCTCTCCGGGTTCTCGAACGAGGACGAGTGGATAAACTCGTTTTCGTGGGGGACCACTATCGCCGGAGACACTACGGAGGCGGACGGACAGACGTTAGGCGGTGGGATCCGGGTTCACGCGGAGGCGGGCGTCTCCTACGACGGAGTGAGTGTTCCAGCGGGGTCCGTGGAGATATTCGGGTCCGAGATCCATACCTCACAGTCCGGGGCGTCCTCCACTAAACAGTCTGCATTTACGACTACGAACCTCACTATCTCGGACACGACACCGGACTTATTCGAGGAGATAACCATAGGGGCGGACGTAACCAATAATAACGGGTATAACGACCGGGCTACCGCGAAACTGATAGAGGACGGAGAGGTAGTGGACAGTAAATCGTTCCTCGTCGGGGCGAACTCCACCCGTTCCATATCGTTCACCCGACAATATACAGAACTCGTTTCCGTAGAGGTACGAATAAACGACACTCCGACACAGGACGTTATCGTAGTTCCGACTGGATTAGTAGAACCGGAGGACCTGTAACTATGACTAAGGGCGCGGACAGGCTGATAGCGGAGAACAGGCGGGACATACGGAGAACGGAGGCTAATTTCATAGAAGCCCCCGAAACGGGGAGTATAGAACTCGTTTTCGGTAGAAATACCGTAGAGGTGGAGGTAACGGGAGAGGTCTATACTCGTTCACTCACGGACGGGCTGATAGTCGGACACCCGAACTCCTCCGTTCACGGAGTCGGAACGGGGAAAGTAGGGGACCACAGATCCGGAACGTGGACACAGGTAGCCTCCTCTCCCGACTCCGCGGAGTTCACGCGGGCGGGTCGTAACGCGGCCCGCGACGCGCTGGACGGACAGACGGGCGGGATCCGAGAGACGGGGATAGGGACTGGAACGACAAACGCACAGACGGGAGACACGTCTCTCGTCTCCCTGTCCTCGAAAGTGAACGGGACGAGATCCAAAGACCCGGGGAACCCAAAGGTAGCCCGTGGTATGGGCGTGTTTAGGTTTCACGAACACGAAAACGACGTTTCGGAGGTAGCCCTCTACAACACAGACGGGAGTCTTATCTGTCGCCTCACGTTCTCCGGCATAACCCCGACCGTGGAGGAGGAGGTTCGAGTATATGTAGATATTACCGTTTCCGGGTCCGGGGTCGGGAACTCCGTTCTTACGAACGAGGGGGAGGCGGCTATCTCGGACGCTATCCACTACGCTAAATCCGTAGTCGGACTGAACGAGATAGCGTTCGGAACGGGATCCGTCCCGTTTTCTAAATCAGACAATTCACTTACGTCCGAGGAGGTCCGTAAGACTGTGGTCCGGTCGTTACAATTAGAATCTATCCGGGCTACCGCCCGTCTCTACGAGAACGAACCCGGGACACAGCCCGTATACCTCTCGGAAATGGCTGTATTTGATAACTCCTCCACTCCCCGTATGATATGGGCGACGACCTTTAGCCCGGAGGAGAAAGTGGACGGAGTAGGGCTTACCGGGACTGTAGGCTTTCGGGTAGAGTAGTCGCGTAGGGAACTCTTTAGGAGTCCGCCCCGGTTCTCGTAGGTAATGACTACAGCGGACGAGTTCGAGGCGGAGTATGGTTCCCCCGTCTTTCAGTCCACCTTTCAGGCGTTCGCGGAGGGGCTGGACGGGAACGGTATCTTAGACTCCGGGGACCTACAGGTTACGGCGGGCGCGACGAGTAATGGACTGGATATAGCCTCGACGACGAGGGGACTCCTCTACGGAGGAACAGTTTACACATACGGTGGAGGGTCGGACGTTCTCACCCTTTCCGCGAACTCGTCCGGGTCCGACAGGTGGGATCTCGTCTACTTTGACACCGGAACGACCTCTCCCGGGAAACGAGAGGGGACCCCGGGGGCTAAACCCGACCTCCCTCTCTTACAGGCGGGAGAGTTCCCTCTCGCGGCTGTGTATGTCGCGGACGGACAGACGGACGTAGCGGACACAGACATACGGAGTCTCCGCGTTCACGTCGCGGACGCCTCCGAAACATACGTAGACGACTCCCCCGGACTCTACGCCGGAGACACCGTGGAGTCCGCCCTCACCTCGGAACTACAATACGCCGCCCAGTTAACGGGCTACCCTCTCCCTCTCGCGGATCTGAACTCTCCCTACCCGCCCGCGTCTATCGCCTCCGTGAACGCTTACCCGTTCGCTAATTCGGATTTAGCGAACTCCATAATCACCGTAACCGCGGGAACAGCCCTCACCGGAGGGGGCGCGGTCGGGTTAGGCGGGTCTACGACGCTGGACGTTTCCGGAGTCACTACCTCCGAGATAACGAACGGGACGCTACTGGACGAGGATATAGACTCCTCGACGACCATATCCCGTGGGAAACTGGACACGACCAAAACGACGACGACCGTTTCCTCCTCTATCTATACGAGTTCGGACGAGGAGGTGATATTCGTGGACACGGTTACGATAGCGGGCGCGTCCACTATCTCTCTCGCGTCCTCGGACGCGGTGGACGGAAATACGATAGTGGTAACGGATCTCACCGGGTCCGCCCGGGATAATCCAATAACTGTAGATACAGAAGGGTCCGAAACGATAGCCGGTGTGTCCTCGAAAGCGATAGAAACGAACGGGGGCGCGTTAGTGTTTACCTCCGACGGAACGAACTGGTCCCTCGGAGGTGGAGGCGCGGGAGGCGGAGGCGCGGATCCCGCGGAGGTTTTCGAGGGACGAGAGTCCGGGAACGTCTCGGACACTAATCAGGGTATCCTCGTAATTGACAATTTAGCGGACGGAGAAACCGTGGAGGTCTACAAAGCGGCGTTAACTCTCGCGGACGGACAGGCCGCCCCGACTAATTTAAATTTAGAACTCGTTACGCTGGATAACGCCGGGAACTACACTCCACAGACTACGCTAATAACTGGGGACGGGTCCACCGTCTACGACGACGAGACAGGGGACCCTCTCGGAACATATACGAACGGGACCGGATCCGCCCAAAGTATCGGGGTCGTCGTAGATAACGGGACAGGTTTCGCACAGGATATTATGGCTGTAGTGGAGGGACAGACTGGACTATGAACCCCACGGTCCACACTCCCTCCGGTCGTCCAGCGGGCGTCTACAGCGGCGGGTTCTTTATCCCGGACTTTTATCACCGCTACATAGAACCTCTCCGCGCTATGGCCCTCGAACCCATAGGAGACATAGCGGATATTTCTCTCACCGAAACCTCTCCGTTTCTTATCAGCGTGATAGATTGGGACGTTCACACTATCGGGGATTTTAGCGGAGACACCGGCCAACACTCAATAAACACGAACCCCCCCGTCCTAATCGGAAACAACTCTTTAAAATATGATGATATTTCCGCGACGGGCGAACACATCTACGCTACCTCCGGGTTAACGTTCCCTGGACAGGGGGACCTCTTTCGGGTCTACCACTACGCCGACTCCGCGGGGACCTCTACGAACGTAGCGAACTATCAGTTTGGGGTTCAGTCGGGGGACCCGACTAATAACTATCACATTTATATCGATAATCGGTCCGGACGATCCAATATGTTTCTTTACAGGGATAATTATGGGACTGAATTAGCGAGTTCCCAAACTAATATCGTTATTGGTTTCGAGTGGGTAGAACATACGCTACGGTGGGAGACGGACGGGACAATTACAGCAAAAACCTATGAGATAGACCAAACAGATGCCTCACGCGTTCAGGAGGTCCGGTCCCTCACCCATACAGACACGACCTATACCTCCGGCGGGGTCGGGTTCCTCCGTGGAGGGGCGGGGGACGACGGTTCCGTATGGGACAATATGGATATAATCGGGTCCGCATAGTCTCGAATATGGTTAAATCAGATTATGTATTTGAGAGTGGAGATCCGATAGACGTAGGAACTCACGGGGAACACGACTACGTATATCACTCCGGAGAAGCCGTAAACGATAGCGGACAGTCCGAGTATGTGTTTGAAAGCGGAACCGGATTAGGAGGGGGAGGCGCGAAAGTGTTAGTTTACGTCTATGGAAACGCCTCTATGTCCGAGTTCGCTACTCAAATAGCAAATACGACCGGGAGAGACGTGGACAGGTCGAGAGAGGGAACAGATCTATCCAGTCTCCTAAACGGAGAATATACTACCCTCTACGTGGTTATATCTAAATATGCGGGACAGCCCTCCTCGTCAGACATAACGGCTATATCGGACTTTTGGGACAGTTCGGTAACTACTCTATCTGTTCTCGCGGAGGATAACTCCGACGTTCCGAGAGGGACCTACGCACAGTCTATATTATCGGGGATAGACACCTCCGTATCTTTTGACGCGGATTCATATATCGTAGGCGCGAACAGGGTAGACATATGCACCTCAAAGATCCCTCCCTCCGGGAACCACCCGGCATTTAGCGGGGTTTCACAATTAAGTAGACGTAATAACGAGTTAGGAGTCTCCGCGGGAGGAGTGTGGTCCGACCCGACGAACGTATGGGCGGCGGAGGACCAAAGCAAAGGGAGGATATGGCTGGACGGGAGTCATCTCCGATTAGTGAACGGGACTATTTCCTCTTGTGATAATACCATTTACACCCAAAATCTCGCGGAGTGGTTAGATCCGTAGTCCGTAGCATACTTTCTTATTCGTTTCAAGACTGTTTCTGATAATGGTAGAAGACGCCGGAGGAGTCGCTATCTCCGAGTTTCAGTTAATCATAGCCCTCCTCGGAGTCGCCGGAACCGCGTTCGCCGGGTGGTTATACCGTCACGAACGGTGGTTCCGGGACCGCGTGTTCCCTCTCCATCAAGTGCTTACCGGAAAGTCCTCCGACGGGTCGGACGTGGATCCGACCTCCGAGGGCGGACTCCTAAACAAACAGGACGAGAGGCTGGACCGCGTGGAACGGGCTGTAATGGAGATAGCCCACACACAGGACGACCTACAGGAGAACGTTCAGGACCTCTCTCGAACACAGAAACGACATAACAGACAGACGGAGGGCTACCTCCGTCGGATAGCGAACGGAGTAGAGGGAGATGATCTGGATAGACGAGACGAGGACGAACCACTGTTTCGAGGCGGCGGACGGTCGAACGGACAGACACAGACGGACTCCGGCGGAGACTAACACTATGGGACTTTCAGGAAACGACTACCCGTTTCAGGACGTAACGCTACCAAACAGGCTATCGGTTCTCGAACCGTGGTTACACGACCTTACCTATTGGGAGATACACGCTATGGAACTCGGACTCCTCGGACTCTTAGCGGGGTCGGGGGTTCGTCTCGGACTCACAGAGTGGGTAGCGTTCGGAACCGCGTTCCTCGTCGGGACCGCGTTCGGGTTCCGGCGACTGGATCCCGGGGAGGTCCCGAGGTTCGAGGGAGACGGGGTTCTCCGCGCCCTCCTCCACCTTATCGCCGGGACCGCGGGGAACATAGCCTCCCGAACCCTCGGACGGGAACCGTGGTATTTCCTCGTCGTCTACGTCCTCACGACTACCGCGGCGTGGATCTCGTTCCCGGCCCTCCTGTAGCGTGAAACGAGTTTTCACGGTAGCCCCCGTCCGAGAGTCCCGACCGTCGAGATCCCGTCCAGCCCGTCGAGGACGGTCCGCGAACTCCCGGGGAGACGTGGACGCTAACTCGTCGTAGTGAGTCGGTAACTATAAGACGGTTCACTTGAAACCATACCCGTATGCCGTTAACACCGTGGGCGACGACCGCGGGGGCGTCGCCCTAAAGGGCGTATCTCCCGGAGGGAGGAGACGCCCGGGGCGACGCCGGGAGTCGCCCGGGGCGCGTCC